GAGGTGCAGCTAGAGTAGCAGGTGGTGTGGGACTTGGCATCACAGGAGTTGGCATAGGATCTGCTATGGCAGCTTCATCAGAATCTAATTCAGGTAAACTGTTGGGCGTTGGCACAAGTGCCGCGGGAGGTGCTCTGACAGGAGCTGCTATTGGCAGCATTATTCCGGGTGTAGGCACAGTGATTGGCGGAACACTTGGAGCAATACTGGGAGCAGCAGCGGGCATGGGATCTTTGCAAACACCAGAGAAGAGGGCCACGGGCACCATGGGCGAGATCGGGCTGCCTTTTGAACCCAGAAATACCATGGCACGCTTGGAGGCGGGCGAGCGGGTGTTAAATCCCACAGAGGCCAAGGAATATGCGGGTGGTAATGAAGAGTTGCTGTCACAATATTCACAGCTCAACAGACAGATGACACAGTACAACATGACCGCCAAAGAGATGCTGCAATTGCAAAAAGAGAACAACAGAGCGGTAAGTACACTGGTTGCTGTGAACATGGCCACAGAGAAGAATACCAAAAAGACCTCTAAAATGGTTGATAAAGTGGGCCCTTCTCTAGTATAATAAGTGATTAAGATATGAGCTGGAAAAAATATTTCAAAGACGCAAACATGTCACCCATAAGCGGTGACAACACTCCCAACTTCGCCAAGAGGAATTATTCATCATACCTGCCTGATGTGTACACTGGTCACCCCAACAGGATTCAGAGATACTTCCAATACGATCAGATGGACACGGACAGCGAGATCAATGCTGCCCTGGACATCCTGGCAGAATTCTGCACACAGAGCAACGAGGAAAACGAGACGCCGTTCGATCTTGTGTTCAAGGACGAGGTCACAGAGACCGAAGTGAAATTGTTGAAGAAGGCGCTGCAGCAGTGGACCACCAGCAACAGGTTCGCCAGGAGGATATTCCGTATATTCAGGAACTGCCTCAAATACGGTGACTGCTTCTTCGTGAGAGATCCCGAGACGGACCGATGGTTGTACATGGATCCGGCCAAGATCGACAGGATCATTGTGAATGAGAGCGATGGCAAGATACCGGAGCAGTACATTATCAGAGACATCAATCCCAACTTACAAAAATTATCTGCCACGCAGATCACACCAAACCAGTTGTATGGCGGCACCGCCACGGGAGTTTATCAGCAGAACTACACGGGCACTGCACAGGGGCTGAACACCAGCTATCCGACCGGAGGCACGGGTGGAAGGTTCTACAGGACCATGAACCAGTACGCGATCAACGCGGAGCACGTGGTGCACATGAGCCTGTCAGATGGCATGGACAACCTATTCCCATTTGGCCAATCGGTGCTGGAACAGGTATTCAAGGTTTACAAACAGAAAGAATTGTTAGAAGACGCGATCATCATCTATCGAGTGCAGAGGGCGCCGGAACGAAGGGTGTTCTACATCGACGTGGGCAACATGCCAACGCACTTGGCCATGCAGTTCGTTGAGCGGGTCAAGAACGAGATCAATCAGAGAAGGATTCCCAGCACCACGGGCGGCATGAGCTACATCGACGCCACGTACAATCCAATGTCAATCAATGAAGATTACTTCTTCCCGCAGACAGCGGAGGGCCGAGGATCCAAAGTGGACACGCTGCCGGGCGGAACCAACCTTGGAGAGATCGACGACTTGAGATATTTCACGAACAAGCTGTACAGGGGTTTAAGAATTCCTTCTTCTTATCTACCCACAGGTGCAGACGATGGGGCACAGCAATACAATGATGGCAGGGTGGGCACGGCCTACATACAGGAACTGAGATTCAACAAATACTGTGAAAGATTACAGAGTTTAATTGCTCCGGTGTTTGATGACGAATTCAAATTGTGGGTCAAACGCAAGGGTTACAGCATAGACAACAGCACATTTGAGATCAAGTTCAATCCGCCACAGAACTTCGCGCAGTACAGGCAGACTGAGATGGACCAGAGCAGGGTGGGCACGTTCGTTCAGATAGCGGAATTGCCTTACATGAGCAAGCGATTTGCATTGGGCAGATTTTTGGGATTGAGCGAGGAAGAAATGGCCAAGAACAGCACGCTGTGGGCAGAGGAGAACGCAGTGGCTCAGAAGAAACAGACCAAGACCACACAGTTGAGGACCGCGGGGGTCAGCCAGGGCAACATACAATCGGACCTGGACCAGTTTGAAAATCCAAAACCACCAGAGGGCGCACCAACGCCAGGCACCCCAGGACCAGCGGGCACACCACCAGCGGGCACCACACCAGGCACCACGCCCGGCGGCGCGGCCACCACTTAGGATTAAATAGCATTATGCGACTGACGGAGATGTGGGCATACACGCCACAGGGATTTGAACAGAACAAGAGCTACAACGCGGAGGACGATATATCCGTGTTGGATGCCGACGACACACGCAAAACCAGACTCAAACTCAGCGACATCAATAAAATGCGTCTGGCCAGCGAAGCACATGACCGCGATCAGAGAGAACAGGCGGAGTTTGTGCAGAAGATGTATGGACAGCAGCCAGCAGCCGACGACCTATCACTTTAATCATGTCTAGCGTGGCATTTGTACTGGGCAACGGCGAATCACGCTGCGGCATCAAGATCGAAGACCTCAAAAGGCACGGCACCGTTTTCGCCTGCAACGCGGTTTACAGAACGGAAAAACCCCACTATCTGGTGGCAGTGGATCCCAAGATGATACTGGAGATAGCAGAGACCGACTATCCCAAGCACAACGAGGTGTGGAGCAACTACAATCACCAGTACTCCAAGAACGAGACTGCCAAGAATCATGTGCGATGGTTCCAGCCCAGCCTGGGGTGGAGCTCCGGACCCACGGCCCTGAAAATGGCAGCAGACAAAAAATTCGCCACAATCTACCTACTAGGGTTTGATTACCAAGGGCACACACGCGATGATCGCCACAAAAACTATGCTTTCAACAACATGTTCAAGGACACACGCAACTACAAAAAGAGCAAAGAAGAGGCCACGTTCTATGGCAACTGGATGAATCAGACCAAGCGTGTGCTAAGCGACTACAAGCACATAAAGTTTTTCCGCGTGGTGCCGCCCAATGCGTTCAAACCACATGATCTGGAGTTCAACGAGAACTTCAAACACATGGACATCGACGAATTCCTGCGCATGTACAGCATACAGCGCCAGATCTAGCCAAAAACCGCCGTTTTTCACCCAAAAGTACTGCTTTATTTAGCCGCTAGCGTAAATACAACACTTTATAAAGCATAAAACCAAACTTGCCAAAGGAGCACGTGCAAATGACACAAGTAACAAACAAATTTGAGCAATTGCTTGAATTATTGATCAACGAGGAGAATGACAAAGCGCAGGCGCTGTTTCATGAAATCGTTGTGGAAAAGTCTAGGGACATCTACGAAGGTCTGGTAGAAGCAGAAACCACAGTGGAAGCCAAAGACGAGAAAAAAGACGAGAAAAAAGACGAGAAAGAAGTCAAGGAAGACACAGTTTCAGAAAAGATGCATGACAAGAAAGGCATGAAAGAGACTGAAAACACAGATTCAGAAGACGAGTCAGTAGACGAAGAAGTCGAGATAGAGGAAACTTCCGAAGAAGATGAATCAATCGAAGAAGTGGGCGGAGACGCCACCGACGACCTGATAGCGGACGTTGCTGCCGATGAAAACGGCGACGCGGAAGACTACAACAAGGACGGCGAGATCGACTCACACGAGAAAGATCATGCCGAAGTCGAGGACAAGATCGTTGACCTTGAAGACGCTTTGGAAGAACTAAAAGCGGAATTTGAGGCCATGATGAATGGTGGCAAAGGCAAAGATGCAAAAGAGAAATCAGAAGAATCAATTGCGGTTGCTCAGCCAGCTCAAGATGCTCAAGCCGAAGTTGCAGTGGCCCAAGAAGCCAAGAAAAACCACATGAAGAAGGAGACTGTGAAAGAATACAAGATCCAGAAATCAGCTGACAACAAAGACGGCTCTGACAAAACAGCAAAATCACCAATCGTTGACGCAGGAACCAAGATGGGACACGGTGCCAAAAACATAGCACAGGCAGACGTGGCCAAAGAAAAAGTCAAAGTTCCAACTGCGGAAAAAATGGGTGAATTTGAAAACACACCAGGCAAAGACAAAGCGACATCTTACAAAAAAGAAGTCAAAGCTGATGTCAAGGATGGTGGTGACAAGTCAGCATCCAAATCTCCGATCGTCGCTGCCAAGAAGTAAGCAATAGAAAAGAGAACAGGGAGCAAAGATGGGACTATACCTAAGAGAGCACTTAACCTACGACCAGGCCAGGATGGAAGTTTTGCACGAGGGCAAAGAAGGCAAGGACCTTTACATGAAGGGCATCTGCATCCAGGGCGGCATCAAAAATGCTAATCAGAGAGTGTATCCAGTTAACGAGATACAGAAAGCCGTGAAAACGCTCAATGATCAGATCACGTCGGGTTATTCTGTTCTGGGAGAAGTAGACCATCCCGATGATCTAAAAATTAATTTGGACCGAGTCAGCCACATGCTTACCGATATGTGGATGGATGGTCCAAATGGATATGGCAAGATGAAGATCCTGCCAACACCAATGGGCCAACTAGTGAAAACTATGTTAGAGTCCGGAGTCAAACTGGGCGTGTCAAGCCGAGGTTCTGGAAATGTTTCAGAATACGGTGGAGGACAAGTCAGTGATTTCGAGATCATAACAGTGGACGTAGTGGCACAACCTTCAGCACCGGGTGCTTACCCAACTGCGATTTACGAACACTTGTTGAACACAAAGGGCGGAAATAGAGCAATGGGTCTGGCTGCTGAGATTAGAGATGACAAAAAAGCACAGAAGTACCTCAGAGAGGCGCTAACCAACATAATAAAGGACCTAAAATAATGTTCGACGCAATATCAAAACTGGTTGAATCAGGCGTAATTTCCCAAGATACTCAGAAGAGCATCCAAGAAGCCTGGGACAACAAAGTCAAGGAAAACAAAGAGCAAGCTGCTGCTGAACTTAGGGAAGAATTCGCTAAGAGATATGAGCATGACAAGAACAACATGATAGAAGCCATCGACAAGATGATGACTGACAAGTTGAGTGAAGAGATCACCAAGTTCATTGAAGACAGAAAAGCACTTGCAATAGAAAAAACAGCATACAAAGACAACGTGGGCAAACATTCTGCGAAATTGGAATCATTCGTGATGAACAAATTGGCGGAAGAGATCACGGAACTCAATGCTGACAGGAAGAGCGTGCACGAAAACTTCTGCAAATTGGAAGAGTTCGTGGTGGCGGCTCTTGCTAGAGAAATCAAAGAATTCCACGAAGACAAAAAATCTGTAGTGGAGACAAAAGTTAAATTGGTGAAAGAAGCCAAAGAGCAAATGAAGAAGCTCAAAGAGGCTTTCATTACCAAATCTGCCAAAGTTGTGGAAGACGCAGTGACCAAAAAATTGAGCGAAGAATTGACTCAATTGAAAGAAGACATCACTGCTGCTAGACAGATCAATTTTGGTAAACGAGTTTTCGAAGCTTTCGCTTCAGAATACCAATCTTCTTACCTAAATGAGAAGAGCGAAACTGCCAGACTATTGAAAGTGGTCGACGAGCAGATGCTGAAGATAGAGGAAGCCAAGAAATCCATCGAAGAGAAGCAAGCGGTGATTGAATCCAAGCAGCAAGAAATTGCCAGATCAAAGGATTTGATGGAACGCAAGGAAACGATGGCTGAGTTGCTCAAACCATTGAGCAAAGAAAAGGCAGAAGTCATGAGTCAGTTGCTTGAATCAGTTCAAACAAAGGACCTGAAATCTGCTTACGCGAAGTATCTACCTCCAGTGATGGACGACAAGTCAACTGCCACCACGGGCAAGAAAGTGATTTCTGAAGCCAAGGGTGACAGATCAGTGAGAGAAGATGCTGACTTAACCAATATCCGCAAATTGGCGGGTATTAAACACTAAACAAAAAGGGAAAAAGATCAAATGTCAGAACTATTTGAATCAAAATGGGGCGAAACAAAAGCCGCATTGACCGAAGGTTTAAGTGGCAACAAGAAAAAGACGATGGATGTCATCTTAGAAAACACTAAGAGATATCTTTCTGAACAATCAACTGCGGGTGCCACATCTGCAGGTAACGTTGCTACCTTAAACAGAGTAATACTGCCAGTAATCAGAAGGGTGTTACCAACTGTTATCGCTAACGAGATCGTTGGAGTACAACCTATGACTGGTCCAGTAGGACAGATCCACACTTTGAGGATCAGATATGCAGATTCAGTTGCATCAAACACAACTGCAGGTGAAGAAGCATTATCTCCATTTAAGATTGCGAAAGCATACTCTGGAAACCAAGACAACACCACTCCAAAAGCGGCTTCTACAGCTTCTTTAGAAGGTACTCCTGGAAAAAGATTATCAATCCAAATCTTAAAACAACCCGTTGAAGCTAAATCAAGAAAACTATCTGCAAGATGGACTTTTGAAGCAGCACAAGACGCACAGGCACAGCAAGGCATCGACATCGAAGCTGAAATCATGGCCGCTTTAGCACAAGAAATTACTGCTGAAATCGACCAAGAGATCATTGGATCATTAAGAACATTAGCAGGATCTGCTAGTGAGACTTTTGACCAAGCTGCTGTTTCTGGAACTGCAACTTTCGTGGGCGACGAGCACGCGGCACTTGCAATCTTGATCAACAGAGTTGCTAACCAAATCGCAACAAGAACTAGAAGAGGCGCTGGAAACTACGCTGTAGTATCTCCAACTGCTTTAACTATCCTTCAATCAGCTACAACTTCAGCGTTCGCAAGATCAACTGAAGGTACGTTTGAGTCTCCAACAAACACCAAATTCGTTGGAACTTTGAACTCAGCTATGAGAGTATACGTTGATGCTTACGCTTCTGATTCAACAGATGTATTAGTAGGATACAAAGGATCTTCTGAAGCAGATGCTCCGGCGTTCTACTGTCCTTACATTCCGTTGATGAGTTCAGGTGTTGTGCTTGATCCAGCTACTTTTGAACCAGTAGTGGGCTTCTTAACAAGATACGGTTATGTAGAGTTAACAAACACTGCATCATCTCTTGGTAACGCAGCTGACTATGTGGGCTTAGTTGCTATCACATCAGCAAACTTAAAATTCAAATAATCGCAAGATTAGAGAATTTCAAAAAAAGGCGTCAGAAATGGCGCCTTTTTTTTTTTGACGGAAAAATCTATATAGACGTAGATAACCAACATATTTCGTAATCATACTATCCACCGATCAAATCTAGAGTTTTAACTTCCATAATACCATTTAAATATTTCCACAGGCAATCAAGTCCGTAAAAAATGTGAAAGGAGATCCTACACATGGATATCTTGAAACAAGTAAAAGCGTGGGCAGCAACACTTGCAGAAGTGGGTGTGAGCCTATTTGCCCTTGGGATAGTGTTATAGATCCTGTTCAAGGGACAGGCAATAGCGTTCTTGTCCTCTGGCAGCATCATAGGCACAATCACCGCGAGGTCAAAAGCTTCTCGGCGGAAGGTCTTGTGGGACTGTAGCAATCTACGTCCTATATACCATCTACAACAAGAAGTAACTGATGTAGTAGTCACTGGGGGCGGTGTTCAGAGCATAGGCCTTTTATACAGCCACTTAATTACTACCAAACAAAAATAAATAACCATAGTTCAAATAGCGCTTCACAATAGTGTGGAGACTTATGCGGAAACCACCGCGTAGCTGATAGAATCAGCATTGGACTCCTAAACAAAGGAGAAAACAAATGGGAAGACCAATAAAAAAATCACGATTCAGTGATCTAAGCACTCCAGAAGGAACAGCAGGCAAGATCGAAGTGACTGCCTACTATCCAACTGGCGGTTCTCTACAAGAGGATGACAATTCTTTCATCATCAGCCAGAGATCATCTAGAAAATTCAAGATACATCAGCAAAACGACAGTACTGATCAAGTCTTGATACTTAAGGCAGTTGCGCCGGCTTCATTGTCAGAAGGCGAGTTCTGCGTCAGGGTGTTGCTGGGTGATTCATCACTGGCATACGTGGCGAAATTCTTCAATAATATCGTCCATTATGTCACAGCGGCTGGTGCGACAGGTTTCGCCAAATACAGCCTCGGCTCAGCGGCGGCAGAAGACACTGCAGTTTCTGGATCTGTTGTTATCGACGTTGTATAATAACGACACAGCACATCGCAAGGGGGAGTTCACGCTCTCCCTTGTGCTGTTATAAATACTGCTGGATATGGCAAAAACACTACGCACATCGGGAGATTACACAATAAAGGCAGGCTCGGGTGCTGCAGGCACCCATCAGATAGACCTTGACTCAAAAACGGTCAGGGTGCGAGGGGATCTGATCGTGGACGGTGATACCACCACGATCAACACGGCCACACTGTCTGTGGAAGACACCTTCATAGAAGTGGCGAGGAACAACTCAGGCACCACGCTGGACGCAGGGCTCTATGTTAACAGGGGCACTGCGGGAAACAACGCGGTATTCTATTGGGACGAAAGCGAAGACAATTTCATAGTGGGCACCACCACCAACGACGCTGGCACCAGCCCCATAACCAACATAACACTGGCCAACGTGAAGGTTGCAACCACGCCCACGGACAACAACCATGCCGCCAGCAAGAGCTACGTGGATGCACAGATTGTGGCGGCGTCGGGCATGACCAATTTTGACATAGTGGGCGATGACAGTACCGGCGTCACAGTGGGAGACAAAGACACAGTTCAAATGGTTGGTGGAGCTAACATAGATGTGATAGTGACCGAGCCCGACACGGTAACTGTGAGACTTGAACAGAACTTAAACAACATCAACTCCGTCAGCAATGGATCAACCAATGGAGATTTAATTTTGACTGCCAACGGCACCGGCAGTCTGGTGATCAACAACATATTGACATTCAGCAGCAACGCAACCACCCCAACTGCTGCGGCAATTACCAAACTGTACAGCAAGTCAGTGGCTGGTGGTGGCACCGGTGTGTTCTTCATCAACTCAGCAGTGAGTTCCGGGACCGAAGACGAATTGATAAGTAAGAAGAAAGCAACTGCACTGGCGATTGCTCTAGGATAAAGATATGGCCATTACACAAAAACTTTGCAATTCTGGATTGACGGCGGGAGCCCATGTGTTCGAGGCCACTTCCAGCGTGGCGGTGACCACCATACATCTCTGCAACATCACTGCACAGGATGCCATAGTCAACATTTACGTACTGCCCTATGATGGCTCCACCACTACCCCATCGGCCAACAATAAAATTTACAGCTCCCTTACCGTCAGGGGCAACGACACGTACATCATAGATTCAGAAAAATTAATTTTATCTGCCAATGATAAAATCTACATCGAAACCCCGGATTCGTCAGGATTAATAGTGGCCACAATATCAACCATAGGATTATAATGCCATGGGTAGAGCGTTAAAAAATATATCATTGAATGGCAGCAGGAATTCTGTAATACTTCCTAAAGGAACAAC